CATGGGGCCGGGCATACCTGACATACGGGCGCAGAACGACTTCTTGCGGGGGCCACCTTGGGGCTGTGGAGCCTTCAGGTTACTGCCCGTTGCGGCGTTGTACTTGGCACGGCCTTTGGCAGTCAAACCCGCCCCCTTAGAGACAGGCAGCTTTTCGCCACGCCCAACTGCGAGGGAGGGGTTTTTCTTAGCCATAGTAAATTGTCCCCGTCACACTTCCGCCAACACCAACGAAGATACCATTCTCGCAAAGAATGCCTTCGCCGGGAATGAAAATTGGTAAGCCTACAGTGTTGTAGGTATCCACCTCCAACAAAATTACTGAATACATCGTGACGTTACCCGATGTTGTCGCAGTTGACGCAGTTGTCACAGTAAAAGTATCTGCTGTGAGTTTTGTCACATCAAACGCTGCGTCAATACCAAGACCGGAAGTGAAGTTTAAAAACACTCGGTCGCCTGTTTCTAACCCGTGTGCAGTCATTGTGATGGTTACCACGCCGCTTGGAGATGTACGTGCATACGTACCTGATTTATTTACGGATGGATCGCAAATAGAGAATGTGCGGGCAGAAACCGTGCCAGACGTAACCACAACACTTTTCAGTCGTGTCTGGTAGCTAACCGCTGTACCAGAGGCAGAAGCGTGATAGGACTTTACGTCGTATTGCATTGTCATGGCCGCACCTTATCCGTAGAAAATGGTTGAGGTCACGCTTGCCGAAGGCAAGAACACACGAATTCCAGTGGTTGCCAAGATGCCTTCCCCGGGAATTAAGGTGTAGAAAGATGTGCCGTTAGAGCAATCTATCTCGGTCAAAAGCTTGGCGTACATAGTCACATTACCGTTTGTTGTTGCGGATGTCACAGTAACCGTAAACGTGTTTGCAGTCAGCACCGTCACCGTGTAAGCGTCATCTGTGGTTGTGCCAGAGGTAAAGTCCAAATACACACGATCCCCAGTGGTCAAACCGTGGGCGGCGATTGTTACGGTGCAAGTTGTGGAACCGGGAACGTTATACGTGCCAGTTTGCGTAACATCATCAACAATTACGGTGTTAAATGCAACAGACGTTGTTGGGGAAATCAACACACCTTTGAGACGGGTGCGGTATGGCACCGCCAAACCTGACGCGGTGTTGTGATACGACTTTACGTCAAATTGCATCGTCATAATCAAACTCCTGATTTAACAGGGGCCGAAGCCCCATTGGGTTGATTAGGTAGTCGAGAATGGTGTTGCAACAGTTCCTGAACCATTCACAGTGCCGGTGACCATGTAGGAGTTTGCAGCGACCGCAACGATTTCAATGAATGTGCCAGCCACGCCGCCTGTGGTTCCACCATTCAAGTTGATGAAGTCAAAGGCGTCTGCGGCTAAAGCGTTGTACGCAACCAGTGCATCGGATGAGTCAGTGTCAACACCAAACAAAGTGCCAATGAACAAATCTGTTCCATTGGTGGCAATTTTCAATGTGCTGGTAGTGATGGTTGTGGGAACCCAAATTGTGTAGCGAACACCTTCGTTGTTGATGGTGTTAGGGTCTTGGCCGGGGCCAGAAGAGGCGGGGTCAGTGGAGACATTGATTGCTGGCAAAGTCACAGTGGTTGTAGCCGCCAAAGCGCCGCCAATAGAAATGATACGACCACCGTGGTCAACAGGATTCAGAGTGGTAGAAGAGGAGATTGCTACAACGGCGCTTGGGCCTTGAGCGTAGAAACCTGTGAGCGCCCGAACTGGGCCTTGAAACGTAGTACGTGCCATGATTGTTCCTTACATGCAAATGAGGGTGTTCTGTCTGCATGTCGTCAGCCGGGACTGTCAGAACACCGGATAACCCCGGGTTGAAAGCAATATACACCATTTAAACGCTGTCAACAAGGTTTAAACATAAAAAAAGGGAGCCGAAGCTCCCTTTCTTTTTTGTGGACTATCAGGCGGAACCTGAAGAACCCCACATACCCAACGGGTCAGACCAGCCGAAGCTATAACGCTCGCGGGCTTTGTAACGCACGTTACCGGTGTCAAAGTCGCCGTCCATGCTGTTTTGCAGCGGGGTGCGGACAAAATGCTTCATACCGTTAGGCACGTCAGTGGTCAGATACCAACCGTTGGTGTCAGTCAAGAAGTGATTGACGGTGTAGCCTTCGGGGATTGCGCCCATCTGTTTCAACGCATTGATGTCGTTGTCAGCAGTGGAAACACGCAGTTCAGTGTCAAGCAAACGCTTGGCAACGAACATGAGTGCTGGAGGCACAATCATTTTCTTAGGCTTGGCTGCGATCAACAAACCACGCTCATCAGTCCAAGCAGCGATTTGAATAACGGCGGCTTCCAAAGAAGTCTCGTTCAAATCAACTTGGGTGCTGGGAGTGTTGCTGTTGGTGCCACCAGAGATCAAGGGGTGACTTGCGTTGAACAAGGACACGCCGTCGCCACCGGGGTAGCTGGAGCTGAAGCCATTGTTCAGGACGGCAGCAGCCTTGACCTGTTTGGTGTATGCCATAGCACGGGCCAAAGACTTGGTATAGCGGGCAGACAACGAGTCATACAAGTTATCTTCCACTGCTTCTTCAGTGATGGAGAAGCCCAAAGCGATGGTTTCGTGGGTATAGCGAGTTGACCATGCTTCTTGTGCATTGTCGTAAGCGATGGCAGAGCCTTCGTTCTTGACAGGTGCGGCAGAGAAGCCGGACAGCTTGGTTTCTTCTTCAAACGAACGCTCAGAGGTCTCTGTTTCGTAGATCTCTTTGTGTTCTTCGCCGTAACGAGCATACTCCATACCGAACAAAGCGTTCAATCCGGGGAGCAACTCTTTCAGCAGTTGTGCGCGTGAAATAGCCATGATTTAGCTCCTTGTTTAAACGCCAGAAGCGATAGTGGTTGTATGAATCTCAAAGTTCCAACGAACGATAAGCTCGGGGAACACGATATTGCCAGAACCATTGACATAAGATGTCTCAGGCACAACGTCAACGACGTTCATAGGCAGTGTTCCTGTGGTTGCAGAGGCCGCAACAGCTACGCGGCTATCGCCAGTAGTTGTCAAACCGGTGTTCTGAACCAATTCCACGTTAGTACCGATAACGGTATATTGAGTGGTCGAAGAAGGCAGCAAGCCAGAAGCTGCGCCATCAGCGGTAGTACCAGCGGCAATCACAACCTTGAACAAGGTATTGGGGTCATTAACCACGTAAGCGGTAATAACTGTACCTGTAGGGGCAGTGGTGTTTGCTGGGAAGTACTGGGCAAAAATGGTCTGACCTTGCGCGTTAACGTAAGAACAGCCCATAAAAACGCCCATAACCTGAGAGGTTGTCACAGTTGCGCGAGCTGATGTAATAGCAGACTTGATAATCGTGCCATCGTTAATCATCTCAACAACATCACCGTTAAAAATTGCGGTGTTGTAACCGGAAGCAATCCGGTACTGACGAGTAGCGCCCGCGAAGGGTGTACCGCCGTACAGATTGATCGGTTTCAAGCCGTAAGGCTTGTCGATCGTTGGGTAAGCCATTTAAGGACTCCTAAAAATTAAGAACCAGAACCGAAAGTGACCTTGGTTTTCTTTTCTGAGAAAAGAGGCATCCTTGGATCACTATCACGAAGGAAATTGTTGTCCACGGATTCCATTTGAGCCTTGTTTTGGTCAGCGTAATACGCTGCCCGCTGTTGCAAGAACTCTGATGGGATGCGGCAGAGCAACAAGCCACCTACTTCAACGTTGCCTTTAAAGCGACCTTCAGTAGTTGCGTGCATCATTAGCTCGGGATACTCCTCTGCTTTGCAGGGTTCATATCCTTCGCGCAACTTTGAAGAGATATTGCTGGGGTCAGCGGTTCCTAATGTACTCAAGCGCACCCATCGGTGTGTCCAGCCCGGACGGTGATCCGGGGCGGGTAAAGTCTCTGGAGGACGCCACGCTGTTGGGCGTTGCATCACTGTACGAGAATCTACTTCACGCGACGAACGATTTTGTGCCTTATCGGCAACTTGAACTTTTTCCATTATTGACCTCTTCTAAGTTGAGCAACCTGTTTTGCGTATTCTTCAATCGACACCCCAAGACGGCGAGCGATCGCCACTTCTGATGCCTTTAACTTGATACGGTTAGGCGGAGTGCTTCGTGCGGCAGGAGCCACAGGTGAAGCAGGTTTTGTTGCACGGCGGGGCGGTGTATCGTCCTCATCCGGTTCTGACGTTTTATAGGAGGAGTCGTCATCCTCATGGCTCCCGAAATACTCGGGGAATCGTTTTCGCATGGTACTGTCGATTCGCTTGAAGTAATCATCAGTACCGATATAGTCCGCACCATATTCTTTCTGAAGCTTCTTGTCAAGGCCCATTGCAGCCATTGTCATTTCTTCATCAGATCCAAACCAATCCTTGTTGGATTCAACCCACTTCTGTGTTTTTGGGGTGGTGGTCTGTCTGGCTTGAGCAGGCGGTGTGAAGTTGTCAGGCTCCTCAATTGGGCGCATGCTTTCTGCGCGGTCAATACGTAGGGTTGCCTTGGCAATCGCCTCCTGCGCAGATGTCACTTCGTCTGAATCACCAGCTTCAAAAGCGTCTTTGAAGCGCTTTTTGGCGGCATCCAGCTCGACCTGAGCTGTAGATTTGTTTTGCTCGATGAAGACTTCACTGCCAGTCTTGAGTTGGCCTTTGAGGCGCTTGTTCTCTTCATAGATCTGGCGGGCGAACTCTTCAGCGGCCTCCCGTTCGCGCAAGGCGGTTTCCTTGGCGCGGCGTTCATCGTGGTAGCCACGGGTGAACTTTTTGATCCGGGCCTGAACCTTCTCGTCATACGAGTTCAGCTCATCATCTGTCGGATCTTCTGGTGGAGGAGCGGCTTTACGGCCACGATCTTCTGCTGGCGTATCGTCCTCAATATCTATTTGCAGCTCTTCTTTGGCCGAAGCTTTCTCGGCTTTTTCGTCGGGGAACTCGTACTCGTCCCCGTCAAACTTGGGCAATGGCATAGTGTCTCCTTATGCAGCGCGGGTGATTCCACGCGGATCCTGAACTACAGCCTCGACGGAATCATCATTGATGATCCTGAACTCTCGGCCATGAATCTTCAGGCGGGTGCCTGAATTGGGGCGGACGATGACGAAGTCACCTTCCTTGCACGACGGCCCACTGGGGAACCGGGTGGGATCTTTGTAGGCATCTGGGCCTAGCTTGACCACAAACAGCACTGGGGTCAGTACTTCTTCATAGTGCATAGACTGGCTGGATTTCACAATCCCAATATCGCTGTCTGCGTACTCTTCCATCGCCTCTGGGACAACGGTTAATACATGAAACCGCTTGGGGTCAGGCAATTGCTTGGCTTTTTGCTCCGCCGTGGTATTCAAAATACCCGACAGATCAACTGCCGCAACGTCAAATTCAGTCATCTGATGTCTCCATTTTTTGCACAAGGTCGTTAATGATGTTCTCTGCGTAGTTCAGACCTTGGATAACGCCGCAGACTCTTCGGTACTCTTCAATGTGGTCAACTCGACCCGCCGCAACATAAGCTTCGCGCTCTTGTTTCAGCTTCTGGATCTCCTTGACTACAACTGATAAAAGACGGTAATCGCTCAATTACTCTCCTTTTTTCTTGCTAGGCTGGTTTCGTTGCGCTGCCCGTTGCGCGTTTTGCACGGCCATTTGTGCCCGGTTTTTGGCGATATCGGCTCCCAGCCGAGCGCCGTCAAGCTCCATTTGCTTGTTTAAACGATCTTTTGCAGCGGCAGAGGTTGCCGCGACCTGCATTGCAGCGATCTCTTTCTGAGCCGCGATACGGGACTCTTCCACCCGAATTTGGTCTGCCTTGGCGGCAGCTTCCATTGCTTGCTTTTGCTGTTTCAGCTTCAGGTCTTCCATCTTGATCTGGAGTTCCTGCATCTGCATCTGGACAATTGGATCCTGCATCTGTTGCTGGGCCTGCTGTTGCTGGGCTTGCTGGGTGTTCTGCTGGAACAACTGTTGAGCAGCCTGCGCTGACATGATGGCAATCTGATCGGCCATCTCTGGAAGAACCTGCTTGTTCTGGTCTTCCTTGGGGATGGAGATGCCCATGCGCTTCTCGATCTCCAAACGGTACTGGAAGCCGACGTGTTCATTGATGTGGGCCAGCATGGCCGCTTGGATCATCTGCGCTTGGGGGTTCTGGGCAATGATCTGGGCAATCTTTGGATCCTGCATCGCCATCATGTGGACTTGGATGTGGGCTTCGTGGTTTTGTTCCACAAAAGCCTTAGCAGGCTTCATGTTCAGGACGTTTTGGTTCTCCTGAACCGGGTCGGTTGGTGCCGCATCATCTTCCGTTTTGACCAGTTTTTCGGCGTTTTTGACACCCAAAACCTCAATCATTTGGCGGTGGAGGAAGGACATGTCATACAACTGAGGAGCCTGTTGGGCCAATTGCATGACTGCTTGGTATTGGACGATCTTCTGGGCCATAGTGGCTGCGTTGGGATCGCTGACCGGGATGACATCGGTGCTGTCGTAGTCCGACTTGCGGGCGGCACGGCTTCCATCTTCTGGCTCGTAGGCGTAGTCTTCGGGGGCATAGTCCGCAATGATGGTCTTCAGAAGCTTGAACTCTTGCTTCATGGAGTAATGGATGCGGGACTGGACTGCGCCCATGACCTTCAGGGTTCTTTCCAGCAGGGCCAAGGTTGTGCCAACAGGCGCATTGGCGGACATGTCGGAGACGTTCATGTCGCCAGAAGAAGCGAAGGAGCGGCCTTCCTCGACGATGTTCTGGAACAAGGCGAAGAGAACTTGGCTTGGCTCTTTGTAAGGCAGGGGGAGAATGTTGTCGCGGATTGATCCGGACGGAACATCTACATCTCGGAATTCGCCCGGTTGAATTGGGGTGTCATCACCCTTGATACGTAAGCCACGGGACTTGAGGCCGCCCGGCAGGTTGCTAAGCGTTCCGGCGTCAACCAGTTGCCTAATGAGCATCGTAGCCGACTTTGCATATCCCCCGATAAGGTGGATAAGACCATAACCATAAAATCCAAAACCGGGGATGTATTGGTAGTGGACAAAGTGCTGACGCTTGAGGTGGAGTTCATCTCCTTCATACCAGTTTCTCCGAATTGCAAGAACCTTACCTGTACCCTTCTCCACGGTGATGACGTAGGGCAGGGCAATACCTGTAACTTCGCCATTCTTGTTGGTGTGTTCGTAGCCCTCCAAATCGATGTCCACATGCATTTCCAGAATGCGGTAGCGATCATCCTGAATGGCAGACATGCCTTGTTCTTCGGCTTTTTGTTTCT